TGATGGGGTATAACTTGTTATATCAAATACCTATTATTGGTGCGACTGCGGAACAGGCAATCAATTATTATAGTGACGACAGACGTAAGCCGGTTGATGATATTGTAAACCCTTTAACAAGCGTCTTTATGAAAGCAGTAAGAGAGATAAAAGAAGCAGAAGAAAAAGGCGGAGGTTTCTTAAATAAAGTAGGAGCAGGAACGGTTGTTCTACTTGAGTTAGCACTTGGTGCACAGACAGACCCGTTTGTAGGTTTGTATAACTCTATTAAAGATGGAACATTTGGAGATGTAACTGAAGAGGAATATTATGAAAGTGTGTATGACTTCTTAGGTATCACACCATCGTACAGACCGGGATACGGACAGAAAGGTTCTTCAGTCAAAGGAATAATTCCGCAAGGAGGAATTAAAACAAAGACAGACCTGAAGCGTTACGACCCTGAGTTGTATGAAGAAGTGTATGGTGAGCGTGATAAAATTAGAAAGGAACAGAAAGAGTTGCGTAAGGAAATGCTTAAGGATATGGGTTACAAAGAAGTTGGTGGTAAGTTATATCCAATAGATTAATTGTAAAAGTGTATACCATATACACGTTGCTATACCTAATATAGCACTCCACACAATTAGTTTTAAGTGATTTCTTTTCATTAGTATTTAAAGTATCTAAATTCTTTTTGCTTGTCGTAGTATATCATAAGCTCTTGGTCATTGACTGCTCCTTCACGTGGTTTCCTACCTCCCCAACGTACTTCACCTTTTAGATGTGTAGGTTTACCGTATATGATTCCATCATCACACGCCCATATCATAACAGGATTCAATCGTTTGTCACATAGCTTAACAACTTTACGTGCAGCGACAGGTAATGGATATGCATTAGATAAACTTCTGTATCTTCCTTTCACCTCTGCATATGCTATGAGTTTACCCTGCTCATCAAAAACTCTATAGTCTACATCGTTCGGGTCAAGTTTTTTAAACGTACCCTTGAACTTACTTACAAACTTTTCTATTGCTTTTCTTTCTCTTGTTAAGTCTTTGTTTGATTCGAACCTCATTTGTTATGAATTTCTACGTGGCATCGTGAACAAAGCACAACGCATTTGTCTATTTCTTTTTTTAATCTTTCAAACCCCACTCCTATTGCTTGGGTGTTTGCTATATTAAATTCTTTATTCCCTTGCGGGTGATGAAACTCCAACGCTTTATAAGTAAAGTTCGCATGAGTCTCTTTTGAATAACCGCACTTACAACATTTACTGTTTCTTTTATATTGCTTGAGCCAATTAACTATATTCTTTCTTCTTGCATTTTTCTTTTTAATAATACAAGTTTTACAAACACGACCTTTATAGTACTCGCTACTATCTTTTACTTCGCCACAACCATTGCATTTCTTAGAGGTCATCTTCCATTGAATCACTTAATAGTTTCAGCTCATTCATCAAAGACTTAATATAAAGTTGAGCTTGGGGGATATCCTTGTCTATAAGTGATTCGTAAATGGAGGGGAGATGGGAGTACAAGTCATCCATCAATGCATTGATGTGTTTGATTCTTTCGTTATCTATGGATGATATATTCCCTGCCACTACTTGTCCATTGCCATTAAAAGTTCAGTGCCTACTCGATAGTCGAACTTCTTTATTAATCTGTAAATTTTTCTTGAATTTTTTTTGACTTCCTCTCTCTCAGTTTTAGTAGAGTCAGTTCCCAAATTGGTATATTGTGTGCAATCAATTCGAAGCAGTTCGTCTAACTTTTTCTTGTCAGACCAAGAGGAAAACTCTACAATTTTTTCAACGTCTTTTAGTTGGTATTCCATTTAGTATGTGATTTAATTTTTTGCTTACATATTCTAAATCATCTTCCTTCAAACTTCTTTCTTCAAGTTGACCTATAATTTTGTTGTATCTTTCAGTTTTATTTAGACTATTTTTCAACCGCCTTACGAACAAATTTAAACTTTTATTTTGTTTTTCCAAAGAAAATGCCTCATTTAATAAGCCACTGTGTGATTTATGAAAGTAAGGATGGCTTTCTTCTTCACTGAAATATATCTTTTTTACCAACTCATATTGATTGAAAAGGTTGTCATCGTATTCAACCAAATCATCAAAAGTATTTAAGGCGTGAAGAACTGTTGCGTGGTTTTTATTTAATGTATCAGCGATTGCTTGATAAGAATACTCTAAGCTACGTAGAATTTTATAGTAAATCATTCTTCCGTAAACGTAATTTAGTTTTCTCGTGTTAACTTTGATGTCTAAGTTTAATACATCATTCACTGTGCTGATTAGTTCTGTGTATACTTTATTGTTTATAATTGTCTTGTTCATTAATGTTTGATATTAAAATTTTATTTTCTAAAATGTAATCGAGGTAGTCGTCTACATCTATAACTTCTACGTCAAGAAATATAGGTCTTTCGTCAGGTTGATGTAAATATTCCAACTCAAAATACAAAGGTTCTTTTGTTCTTGTACAAACGCCACCTACTTTTTGAGTCCACCCTTCTTGAGTAGGTAACAAGTCAAAGTTGTAGTCAGCTTGATATGCGATATCAATCCCCGCATCTTTAGGTAGTTCTTTTAACTTCCTTACAAACCAATCATCAATCTCATAGTGACTCATCCCCCCTATATATTTCTGTTTTAAATCCATACTTCTCTAACTCCTTTAGTCTATACTTCTGTAGTTCAGAAACTATTCCTTTAGGTTTTTTTACTTCGCTAAATAAAACATTACTGCCCGGAGGTATAGCTATTAAATCAGGGATACCATTCTTGTTGGTATTGATTAATTTAATTACGTAGTAGCCTTCACTCTCTAATTGCTTAATCCTTTTCTTTTGTATCTCCTGTTCGGTCATTGTTATAATCTATAAAAAATCCTATAGCAACTACAACATTCAAACCGACAGATGAAAGGACTTCTATTGCATCGTGAAAATTATGGATTGATAAGTGTATATGTCCTACAACCCAAAAAGGTATTGCCAAGTTTTGACTTATCCAAACTAATAAGAACTTAACAAACCTCATATCACAAAGTTAATAAATCTCTTTTGAAATGCCTAACCGTATAGTCTTTCTTCTTTATCACTGCTTTATAGATATCTTTTTCTATGCCGCCATCTGAGAATATCCAATAAACTTTACTATTTAATCTATCCTTTGTAGTCATTCTGTCTCTTGACTGCCAATAACTCGTAGCACTAAAGTCAATATTATAGTAAACTAATGCATCTGCTTCACGTAAACTTATACCTTCTCTACCACTTACTATTTGTAATGCTATGTTCTTGTCCGAGCCTACAAAATCCTCAAGGGTATTACATAGTGTGTCTTCAAAGACACTCTTTAGTGCATTGTATTCCTGCTTGAACTTGTAGAAAATTCCAATCTTCTGTCCTGCAAACCTTTCCTTTATGAACTTTGCTTTACTATAATCAATAATCATAGACTCACCACTCTCAAACTTCACCGTACCTGAATATAGTTGGTGTAGTTTAGACATAAGTTTAGCGGGTGTGTCTCCGAGTATAACTTCACCCTCTCCCTCAACCACTCTGTTCTTTTTAAGTTTGTTAGCCAAGTAGTAGGTGGTGTTATCCATACTGACGTTCAGTACTTCTTCGTGTATTTGATTGACGAACCCCGCCTCGCTTTGTGTGAACGTGATTGTCATTGGTTTCATCAAGTCTAATATTGTATGATGACCTCGTGAGTAATCATTGACGTACAAAGAATTTATTTTTCTCTGCCTTACATCAACATATGACCGGGCGAACTTATAGAAACTTCTGTGTTCTTTGAATGGGTTGGTTGGAATACCAAACACCTGATGATACATCTGACTGTAGCTCTCAGGTGTTGGCGTTCCTGACATCAAACACACTATAGGTTTATACTTACCTATAAGTTCCTTCACTTGTTTAGCTCTCTTGCTTGGCTTTGGAAAAGCTCCAAGCGTATGAGCTTCATCAAGTATAATCATATCATATTTTATATCATCAATCTTATGAAGCGACTCATAGTTGATGGTGTGTAATTCAAACGTTGGGTTTAATAAATTGTAATCAGACTCAATACTACTTATTGCTTTCTTTTTAGTTACGAACAGAACTTGTTTACACTCAAGGTGTTGAGCCAATCCTAAACTTGTAAGCGTCTTACCTGTTCTAACCTCCATAGCAAGGTACACAAACTTAAACTCGCTGCAGATATCCGCTGCCTTATCTATTATTTCCCATTGGTATGGTCTGAATTTGAACATTTTTCTTCGTAGTATTTGATTGAATATAATATATTTTCTCTGACTTCATCATCCGTTTCTTCGTTCCATTTAAACTCTTCTTCGTAGTATGCTTTCTTTCCCCTGCCTACTTTACGTTTGACAGTTTGAAACATCACACGCTTCAGAATATTTAACTGCTTTACTTGGTGGCAGTCATCTCTTCCTGAAATCGGTTCCAATAATTTTGCCATCGTCTAATAATTTTTTTACTTGTGAACATCTTTCGTAATCTTCTACAGAGGAAAAGTAATGAAGCATATCTTCAAGTGTCTTCAAAGACACGGGTTCTTCGGGGTTAAAGATGAAGAATCCCTCATCACCAATTATTAATTCCTCTAATGTTTTCTCTCCTTTCAATATGTTAAGAGAGTTAATCATTGCTTTATTTATTTCAGACATTCATTTTGGTTTGTACATTAACTTCGTCCTCTCTCTTTATTCTCATCCATCTACCCGCCATATCTCTTCCCTCTTGCGGACTTGCTCCGGACTTGAACACTGCAAAAGATGACATCCATTTATTAAATTTTATACGGCTGATTGTTAACTTTGCCTTTGGTCCATAGTCAGGATACTGCTCAATGAACTCTAAATAAGCTGACTGTAGATTTATTTTATTATCTACTCTTAACATTGGATTAGCTTCACTTCCGTTTATTAATCCACACCACTCAATGAAATCGTGAGATGTCTCTGCTGATAGTTGTCTGATTTTCAAGTTGACAAACTTGCTCTCAACTAAACCTGTGTTGAGGTATCCTTGCAGACATTGTATCATATAGTTATCAAAAGCACACCACTCATCATCATTCCAATCACCGAACATAAGTTTATCAAACTCATCAAGCGGTGTATAGTTTTTGTTGTAGTGTTGATGTAGTTCAAGTTCCCACTTTCTTCTCGCAAAAGAATTACCGCTACCTTTAATTGCGTAGTTAGTTGTGATTGCAATCTTAGGTGACTTCTCAAATGGTATCTTGATGGCATCCTTATTCTTTTTCTCTAACGTCAATCCCTCTGTTACAACAGAGAACAATCTTTCAAAATCAAAATGTTTACGCACATCATCGAACACAAGTATCTGTGTGTCTGCTGATACAAGTTGGTATGCAAACGAACGCTCGAATGTGAACGACTTTCCATCAATAGTCACAACCTTTTTCATTTGACTTAGTGCATTCATAAACAAACCTTTACCTGTTCCCCCCTCAGGATTGTCTGATATCACTTCATCATTTAATATTACTGCCGGGCAGAATGATAAGTTCTTGTGTCCGTGCATTAGGAATCCTATTGTTGACTCCATTGATGATACTCTGTCCTCTTCATTGTTACAGATGTTTGAAATGAATTGTTTGTAATCTGTGTTGGCTTTACACTTGGTAAAGTTTCTGTCTATCACGTGGTCTTTCCAAACGTAACCCCCCAAATCTATGTAGTCAATCATCTGCACATCATTCTTTGTAATCTTTACTGCACAATTTCTGTAGTATAGATATGATGTGTCTTTGTTATCTTCAATAAAATAGATATCAATCGTACTTAATAAAGTTAGAAAGTCTTCCTTAAAATATCTGACCTTGTCTGCAAAGTGATTGTAGATACTCAAGTCATCTATCTCTATCAAGTTATTAAGAACAAAATCCTTTATCTCTTTCTCATCTGTGTGGTCTATCAAGTTGTTTGTTACCTTCACAAACACATAGTTCTTACTTCCTTCGGGACAATACTTATAGAATCCATTGTCCTCTAAAAACTGCTTAAACAATACGTGAATAATTTTTACCACACCTTTGTCAGACTTCGTCCAAAACTGAGTCTCTTGTGCCTCTTCATCTATACGTGTCAGCACTGCCTCAATTGTGTCGCTTTCTAATTGTGAGTCCTCAAGTTGTGAACGCAATTCTTTTTTTGATGCACCTCGTTTGAGTTTTATTTTTAGATTTTGTACTCGCTCTTCATCCTCGTAATACTTTGTTCCAAAGTTAGCCGTGTTACTATATGCACTATCAATAGTTCTTTGTATCTCTCTCTCATTGAAATCTTGACTTCGATAGTTACTCATTACATATCCTGCTAACGATTTGTTTATTCCAAAATCATTGAACGCAGATGCTAACACATAGCAGTTATGGTTTCGTTGTCCTTCAACCATTGGATATTTCTTTGCCCACCACTTCACAAGTATCTCTACAATTTTATTCTCGTCTGTTATTGGAATGGTAGGTACATCTCTGTACTGATGTTTCTCTTGGTACTCACGCTCTTCTATCTTATCCCATAAAGAAGAGTTCTCATTTATGTAAATCAACGGGTCGTATGACTCGTAGCATACACGTGAAACATTCTTACAAGCTACATCGAACTTTGGATTATTGAAATGTTTCTCAAGACTATTGAAATAGTTTACGTGATTGTCTACGTCTTGTGGTATCTTAACCAATACCTTTAACCCTTGTCCTGATGGAGAAACAAATACAGAGTACGTGTAAGGAGACTTGGTTATGTTCTCCTTGTCTTGTAGCATCTCTCTGCTTTTCTCGTAACCATCAAAGTCTAAACATATCAAACCCGAATGCTCTTGTATAGAGTTGTCGTTTCTTTTTGTGAACACGCCGCTGAAACATATAGCGGGTAGTTTTTTCTTTAATTCATTACGCTCTGATTTGCGTTGCTCTTTTCTTATTCGCTTCACTAATTCTTTTGAAGCTCCGTTCTTTATTCTTTCGAGGATATGCTCTACATTCCTGTGGAATGGAGCGTCTGTCTCCTTAATGTTTTTAAAAATTGTGATATTTGATGTCATCTTTCTATTGTTTATGTCAACCTTATGTTGACTTTATGTTGAGTTTGTTGTTGATTATCAATGAGTTGCGTACTATGTTAACTTTTTTCTCTCGTATATAAAATAAAAAATAAAAGAGTATAGTAATTAAATATAGTATATGGCTTCATTAACTTAACATAATTTGGGTAAAAAAAGGGGGACGTTAATCCCCCTATTTGTTGGTTAGTACTAAATTAGAATGGTAAATCCACCTCTTCTTTAGTTTCTTTAGCCACATTTTCTGATTGGTTTTTTGGCTCAAACGTGTCAAGTTCTACGTAGTAGTTCCCTGACTTCGCTTGGTTAATGTTTAAGTTAACCCAACCATTCTTGTGGTTCTTACGCATAAATGCAACTGCATCGTCACACTTTACTGATACTCTACCGACTACAAAGTCAGGAGCGTTGTCTCTCCTTTTAAATGAGAAACCATCTGCAAACACTTTTTCTTCTTGTGCCATATCTAAATTAATTAATTATAATGTTTTGTTCCAAAAAATTTATTGTCGCCTTGATGATTTGATTCTTCTCGGCACGAGATACACAGATGTTCGGAACTTCCACCAAATGCACTCGTTTAGTTTTTATAAACCGTGTCTTCAAAGACACTAATAGTTTTTTAAATTTCCTCATAGAAATAATATTGGTTAATATCTTCGGTAGGATTCTCACCAAAAAACTTTTGGTAAACTTCTACCGCTCTCTCTACTTTCTCTTTACCTCTGTTCAAACTTTCATCGCTCACGGTATAAGCACCCATCATTCCACTCGTCTTATCTATCACGAGAAACATCATAGGTTTATTAAATAGTGTGCTATAAATGTACGCTTGGCTATCGTAATTATACTTGCGAAAGTTCCAACGGAAATCATTAATGTTACTTGTCGTTTTTAAATCAAAGAGAAAGTCCTTGCCTACAATATCTGCCTTGCCTTTCCATTGTTCACCACAAATCTCTGCGATGGCAGGTACCTCAAACTTATTGTTGTCATCATAGATGTAATTGAACATATCAAAGTTCGCCTTCATAGTTTCAACCCATCTCTCAACGTCTTCCTTCTCTCGTTGAAGGAGAGCAAAGTTTCTTGGTCTACTGCTATTGGCTTGTAGTTCAGCCACATACTCTTTGTACTTCTTAGTGTTACGTGAAGCAACATCTATAAAGTCCCACTCCTCTGCTTTCTTTGGCTCAAGAAACAACTGATGAAAGTATCTGCCCATTGCAAATTCTTTTGAGTCTTCTCTCTTTCTGCCAAAGTCTTTTGGATTTTTTAGTAGTGTACCTATGTCTGAATTAGATAGATACTTTCTACCTATTCCGTTGTAGTATTCCTCATCATCTTGTAGTTTGATGATGATATCTTTTCTGTCTATTACTTGTGCCATATTACAAATTCTTTTTTAGTTCTGCCTTAACGATGTTTGGTATTGTGTATTTCTGCTGAAGAGTTTTGACGATGGTAGTTAGACCTTTGTCTTTATTAGATGCCACCCACTTCAAAACCTTTGTCCAATTCTCATCACCAATCTCTAACTTAACTTTTGTTGGTGTCTTTGAAGACACTTTCTGATTGGCGATTGCATTGTTCACCTCGTCTGCACTTGCTACAGATGTATCAAGACCTATCCCAAAGTTAGCTAATGCTCTTCCCCAAGCTGATGTCTCGCAGTTCTCTACGTAAGATGTTTTGTTAATGAATGTACTTCCTTTCTCTTCCTCTGCCAATCCCGTTGCAAGAGTTCTACCCTCATCATTTAAGATTGTTGCAAGAATAAGAATTGATTTGTCTGTTTTCTCTATGACCTCAGTCATAAGTGTGTAGTTCGGGTAAGTCTTTCTAAAATAGATAAGTCTCTCGTTTACTTCAACGTACTCTTTACCCTTGATGTTTACTGTTTTTAATTTTTGCATTTGATATTTGATTTAATTTATTTTTAATTTTACTATAACTATTCATCACCTTTTCTCGTGATGATTTCAATGATTGGATTTGTTTTGGATTTCTCCTACCATTCATTTCCTTTTTTATGAACGCCTCGATTTTGTCGAGTTTTGTACGATAGTTAGACAAAGATAATTCATAGACTCCAATTCTCCAACCTTTTTCTAAGAAATGTTGTAGCTCTTCGTCAGTCAAAGGGAGATACCAATCGCCGCCACGTGCGGTATTTAATATCTCAATGTTGCCTGACTCATTGTCTCTTGATATCTTACAACCATAAACCATTCTTGAAGAATACTCATCGCTATCTAATACCATAGCGTATGTGTCCTCCAATGCTTGATTCATTATGTCTTCTAAACTATACATTCCCTACTGCCGATAGCGTTCTATAAACTTGTTGGTAGTCTGTGTCCTCATCCATTTTGTCTGACACTTGTGATATTCCGTGTATGATTGTGGAATGTCCCACCTTGTATCCATTCTCTTTCATAAACATCTGAATGTAATTCACTTGCATTGGTCTGTGGTAGCACATATAATATAGCAAGTGTCTCGCATCTACGATGTCTCTTCTCTTTGACTTCTTAAATAGTTGTGACCTTTTGATTTCAAATATGTCAAGCACTGCATCGACATACTCATTAAATATTCCTCTTTTCATTTTTTGTTTTCTTTTATGTGTGGACAATAGATTTCTCCAAACGTGACGAATAAATCATCAAGTACTTCTATTGCTGAATTAGATGTGTGGTTTTTCTTTTGGTCGAGACGTGCCATCCACTCGTTGTAACGATACTCATCATCAAGATGTGTATCTTGTGCCTCTTCTTCTCGCATTCTGATGAATGCCTCTTTTGTTGCTGACATAATTTAATGTTTGATTTGATTAACAAATATACTCAATGTTTATTTCTTGTCCAAATTTTTAGTATTGTTTTTATTCATTTGAACTTTTAATAATATTAGGTATCCAATTAAATCGGAGACGCTATCTTCAGTCTCGTCTGTGATACCTCGTTGTTTTATTCGTGATAGCTTGTCGTCTATCCTCGCACACAAACCTTCGATTGCATCCAACTTACTGAATACTTTCGGTGGATTGTTTGCGGTGTCGCCATACGCTTTATTCTTTTCGAGCAGGAGCATTACTATTTTTCGTGCCTCCTCTTTAATTAATTCTTGTGTAGTCATATTGATTTTGAAATGTGATTGTATAACTTCTCTTCAAGTGAGAATATTTCTTTGTCAGTTTCTTTGTTGCCATCAATGTCAAGCAACCAACTGCCATCTTTCATAAGCTGAATGTACCCGCCGCCAATGTATCTCATAACGTGCCTACAATTATCTTCAAGCACCTCATTAAAATTATTAACGTAGTCTCTGACTGATAACATTCTACCCGTGTCTTTGAAGACACTAATTGTAAATTCTAAATCTTTGTCTGCGTTCACTTGCATACGTTGGATGTAACCTTTGTCTGCATTGTGTCGCATCTTTTCGGCATTCGCCTCTTTTAAGTAAATTGATTTCATTGTATTTAATTTCTATCGTTCCATTCTCTGTGTGTCATAACCAAGCAATCTCCTACGATTACCTGACCACACATTCCTGAAACCTTTAAGTTCAGGGGTAGGTTTTTTATACGTCCCTCCTCGTTCACAAGTACCACCCATTCACTTGTGTATACGGGTTCGATGTAACCACCAACTGCCTCTTGCATATCCTTTAAAGATACGCAAGGGTAGTTTTTAAGTATCACACCTTTTGCGGTTATTAGTCTTGCCATTCCTCTTGCGTTCGTTCGTGTTCGTCTACAATCTCTTCAATCATTTGAGATTTGTCCATATAAATGTACGTCTGAATAGGATTGCCAAAAGTTTTCTCGTAGATAAATTCTACTTGTCTCCTATCTAAATTTTGGAGATGATTGAAAAACTCATCGTGTGTCATCGCTTTCATAGGTGTCCCCCCTCTCCTTTTACTTCATACCTCCATTCAGACTCTTGGTCTGTGTCTACCATACAAGAATTGTGATGGTCATTGGCATCAACGTCTGTTCCAAACCCATAATGATATGGAGCTTTACTCATAGCTTCGTCAACTTTGTCAACCCACAAGTCTTCCTTGTGCATAATAAAATCTTGAATGGGTGTGTACTTTCCGTGTTCTGTTTTGTAGTCTTGCCACTCGTTGTCGCATAACTCTACCTCTACCTCAGCAAATTTGTGGTAGACGCTACGTTGTTGAATTTTTACTTTCATTGCATTTAATGTTTAATGTTTGTTCAAATATAGTATAATCTTTTTTACTATCCAAATTTTATGTCGGCTAATTTAACCCACCAATATCCGCCAATGATTTTTTTCTCTGCGGTATTCCACCAACGTGTCTTTGAAGACACTTCTTTTGGTAGGTGTCCCACTTCAATTCCAATCTTCAGACCTAACCTCAATGCCTCGTCTATCTCATCGTGAGATTCAACCATTGATTCTGTATCGTCATCGTAGATAACGAACAACTCGTGACCGAGCCATATCTCTTCACGTTTTTTCTCTCCGTATTTCATTTGGTCAGTTACGTCCAACCAAACGAACTTATCTTTTTTAGTTATATAAATTGCCATATCTTATTCTTTGATTTTTAGGTTATAAGTTTCCGTTGCATAATGGTCTATCACTCCAAAGACTTGCTCAACAACCCACCCGTTATTCAGTGAGTCCTTTAAGATTTCCATTGCATCTTCTGTTTCACATTCGTAATTCTGCATTACGTCATCAACGTGCCATAGGTTATCGGTCTGATAGCCACGCAACTCTAACTCATTGCGTAAGTCTTGCGTTGATACTTCTTTTAAATCTGTATCTGTTTCTTTTAGTTTTTCAACTAACTTGTAGGGTGAGATACTTCCGTTCTCGAACTCCCAAATTAAATCTTTAATTGTCATAATATAAATGTTTGATGTTTCTGTTTCTGTCTTTTGACTTCATCAGCACGGACACACATCCGTGAACAGAGCAGTGTCTTTGAAGACACTGCAATGCGGTTTACGAAAAGCGTAGCACTTCCTCTTCAGTAAACCATCCATCACATCCACTGCAATGGTAGTTAGCAAACCCATCGTGTTGCAAATCGTGAAAGCAGTCAACACATATCGGAGATTCCTCTGTCGGAAACTCGTAGTCAAACATATCGTATTGAGTACACGTTTGCTCTTCGATGCTTTCTTGCACGTCCTCTACCTCTTGGTATATCGGTAGGGTGTATGGTCTTTCGTACGACTTCACGTGATTACTGCCGTTCCAACTATTCTCTTCACGAGGATTGAAATAAATCCAAGCCGTAACAACCTTGCCGTTTAATCGGATAGGGATTTGCTTTCGCACGTACCAATTAGGGTGTCCCTCCAACGCATCCAACTTTCGCATAGTGGTGTTGTCAACTTTGAATACATCGACCTTCACATTCGTCCCCTTCCCTTTCTTTTCGATTAGGTATGGAAGACCTTGAACTATTAGTGGATACTTGTCTTTGGTCAGACCTCGACCAAGATGCTTGGCGTTACGTAAGTAGGAGTAGTAGTTACCGAAACCTTTCTTGAGCGTCCCATACACCGCCACAACATTACTCTGTAGCACGTTGTCTTTGGAGTACCATACGCCATCACGATACGTGAACAAATCTTTGTTGAAGATTTGGAACGAACGATTGCGGGTGTTGATTGCAACAAACCTTGCCTCGAACTTTGCCAATGATTGTTTCCAAGTGTGTCTCGGGGTGTCGCCCAACTTGATAGCCAAGTCTTCGGTGTCGGTCATATTGGTGTTACCGTAACCGTGAACTGTACCGTTCATCATAAACAACTCGTCTTTGTTTTTCCCACACACGAAAGGGTGTGTGTTCTCTTTGCAGACCTTACCGATTGTCGCATATCTAAAGTGAGCGATGTATGGTCTGTCTGTATCGAGCGTTGAATACTCTTTGGACTTGTGGTATGTTACCTCGAACGTGTCGAGCCATACGATTCCCAATCCGTGAGGATTGATTCTTGCGGATGTTTTGAGAACTTCTCTTGGCACATCCTTGCCTTTCTGTTTGATAATAATTACGCACATAAATTTAAGTGTTTGTGAGGAGTGTCTTTGAAGACACTGACCTCTGATTAATATTTGATTTAATAATTCTGTAAGAAATACTTTCTTACTTTAATAACATCCCCAACCTTTGTTGTTGCACTATTGCAAAAGCAGTAGTTTTTGTTGATGTAACCTTTGTCTGTCTTGTAGTTGAAAGTATTAACTACTTGAACAACACAATAAGTCGTGGGGATGCTTGGTGTTTCTATTGTATACATATGTTTTAGTGTTATCTGTTCCATATCTCTTCAGCTATTCCCTCAATAGCTTTCCTAATGGTTTTAATAATTTCGGGATTGTTGTAATGGATTCTGCCAATCCTTTTCTCGTTCTTTAAGGTGTCTAATTGTTCGGATAAAAGCAATGCTACTTGTCTCTTCTGATTGTCGTTAAATTTTACTTTTTTCATTTTGATTTAATTTTGTGAGGAGTGTCTTTGAAGACACTGACCTCTGATTTAATATAATTTTAAACAAAGATACGACAAAAATTAGACATATCCAAATTTATCTTTTTAGTACTGCGGTGAATTTACTTCTTACTATCCACTTGTACTTGCCTACATTTTCATTGTAAACTCTGTCAATGGCTTCCCATTTCGTATGTGCAGGGAGAACTTTGATTAGCTTCCCTGCATATCTTACTTTAAAATATCTGATTGCTTCCATTACTTTGTTTCTTTATAAGGTTGAACTCCAATTATCTTGTGACCTTTACGCACCATTAAGTCATACCAATTCTCAAAGTGTTTCTCGTTCTTGAACTCTTTGACAAAGCATCCGTAGTTACCATACACTGACTTCGTGCTTATCGTGTATGTTATTGTTTTATTACTTTCCATTTTGAATTTGATTTAAAATTATTAATTGATTTTCGTTTGATAAGTCTTTGACTTGCATCACAACTTCATTGCCATACAAATCTTCAACTGCTTCATTGCGGTCTGCAAATAGTATTACGTTACCATTTCCAAAGCATAACATTCTGTCGTTTGCTTTGTCGTAAATAACATAATCGTTCATTGCTGATTGCATCAGCAGTAAATCGTCTTGGGAATTATTCCAATCCCAATATTGTTTTGTGTACTTCATTTTATTTAATTTTATGTTTGACATAGAGAGTAGTGTCTTTGAAGACACTACCCTTTCGTTCAATCAGAACTCATCAGTATGCCTACACTCTATCCTCTTTCCACGCTTGGAATATGAAAGCAAAGATTAGACAACTAATGAACGTCAAGAACAACGCAACGAAACCTATGTATACCCACTGATACCACACGAACTCGTGTGACATAGCGATGTGAATGAATAAACGTAACGCCATAGATAGTACTCCGATTGCGATTAGTGCTGTGATTGATTTCTCGATTGTGTTAAATAAATTTCTCATTGTGTTTGATTTTATGTGTTATTAAATTAGTTTAAGATGTTTAGTAATTCTTCTTTGTGGTTTATAACCAACTCTGTGTCCTCGTACAACCCATTGTTGTAACGGATGCACACTGCGGTTACCTTGTCGTAGTCAACCAACTCGAACTCTGAGTAGAAAGGTGATACTACAATTCGTTTCATACCGAACTCAACCACCTCGTTCCATTCAAAGTCCTCGTGATTGGTTAGGGTACCGAACGCTTCAGCGTCAGTAGTGATGAGGATTTCCTCAACGTTTTTGTCATTTACAAATTTAGATTTGATGTCGATGTTGTTTAAAATTAATTCCATTTCATTATTATTTTAAGGTTTCTGTTTCGTCCTTTTGGACTCATCAGCACAGGCACTCACCTGTGGACAGGGGATAGTGTCTTTGAAGACACTACCCCATTAACACTCACACTAACCCTTGCCACTTGGACATAAACTCATTCACATAGTGTGCTTGTGATAGCAATGGTCTGTAGGTACGCTTGTACAAACTTCTCACTGCACCCATTCTGCATCGGCTACGTGACCACCAACCCTCAAGCCAACCGCAAGTGTTTTGGTCAACTTTCTTGGTTTTAAGGAACTTGTCAAAGTGCTTTGCCAACTCCATAATCTTATTAACCTTGTCCATATCACGCTCGTACATTGATGCTACGATTGGCTTCAAACGATTGTACAGAACTGATTTACGTGCATTCGGTGTGTTGATTGAAAAGTCAAGAAGAACGTACATCAACTCGTATCTTCTCATCAACTGCTTCACTGATGTAACTCTGCTTGGAATACGGAACTCAAGTGAATTGCTATTCGGCTTTGCAACAACGTACTTATCACCGAAAGAACTGCTATCCTCAGTCATCATCACGTTACCGCTACAATATCTGTTCATAATTCGCTTACGGAATATAGAAAGGATGATACCGCTATTCTCACGTACTTTGTTCATCAACTCAACACCGCTCATCCCATTGACACCGATTGTGATGTGACCACCACAAGAATAGTCACTCGGTGAATATCTATCCTCGATGATGTACTTCGCTTCAGCGAACATATTGAAAACTTTCGTACGCCACATTGACTTCGATACCAATGGAAGAACGTGTGTCACCGCTTCATATCCGCAAGAACTATCGGTCTCAAACCCACAGAATAGTGGGTACTCTTGGACACTTCCTCTGTGAAGACGTGACTTCTCGATTTCGAAACCGATTGTGAACTTGCTCTCGAACTCGTCACCATCTATGATGATGTTTCTGCGGTCTTCAGATTTAAGACCATTGATGTCCATCTGTTGTGCTTTGGTGCGGAAGATTGGACTTGGTTTGCAGTGGTAGGATTGAACTTCACCACGTGCTTCAACGTTGGTGTTAGTGAACTCTACTCCGATGTTTGATAAATTTCTCATTTTGTGCTACGTTTTTGTAGTGTCTTTGAAGACACTGATTAAATTAAATTATGCGTTTTGTGTTTCGGTTAGTATTCTCTGTAGTTTGTTGAACAACTTCGTTACATTGTAGTCAATGTTCTCGTCTTCGATTGCACCGCTAACTTTAACACCGCTTTCGGTCAACCTTACAGAGAAACCGCTCTCGCCATTCAAACCATTCTTTGCGATGCTGAATGTTGCAAAGGTTTTCTCTCTTGCTACTGATGTTTCTTCACCATTCTCTTCGGCATTAGCGAACTTCAATAACTCTTCGATTGTTCTCTTGGCATCTTCGCCATTGTTCTCAAGAGCGGTACACTTTCTCTTGAACTTCGTCACTACTTGAGCGGTCTCTGTCGCTAACTTACCGACTTTGTTCATCTTGTATCCGAACGACTTCTGCCACCCAAATACTCTGTTGATGAACATCTCTTTTGAACTCCATTCGACTCCGTTCTCTTCCATAAGAACTTTGGTTTCGTCTTTGTCAAACCAATTGAACGATTGGTGAACTAACTTCGCTAACTTGAGCGACTTCTCGAACTTGCTCTTCTTCGCATCTGATACTTCAGATTGAAGATTGAAAATTGATTGAAAGTTTAAACTTTCACGTACTTCGGCAGATGCTAAAAAGTCCGCCTCGATTTGCATTAAATGTGTCATAACTTACTGATTTTTAATTGTTTACGTTTAATTGAGGACTATTCCTCGTTCATTCAGTGTGCAATATACGTTTAAATAGTTGATTTCCAAAGGTTTTGTTTTATTTTTTTTCATTTTATGTTCATTTCTTTTTTTTACTCTGTAAATCAATAAGTTACGTGGCTTTTGTTCAGTGTGATTTGTTTAGGGGTAATTTACGTTGGGGTGTGGTTAAGGCATATCTCTGTATGTCTGTGTCTTTGAAGACACTTTGTCTTTGGGTGTAACGGGTACGGGGGAAGGTGTGACGGGGGAAGGTTAACGGGGTACGGGGAACGTGTAACGTGGTGCGGTAGGGGTGCGGTGCATATGGGGTGCATAGGTGGTGCGGAATAGCTAAAAAAAAAGGCAAAAAAATCAGAACCGCAACAACAAAAACGACAACCCCCCCTGCAAAAAAAAATCGGTTTCCGGACGTGGGTCGGTGGCGTAGGGTGGGGGGGAGCCTTCAACCCCCATATATCTAATAAAAATTTACTATCTTTGTAGAAAGATATTTATTATGAAGCATTTCAATATACCACCATCAATGATGGGTTACGATATGAAGGATGGTCGTTTAATCAATAACGCACCTGAGCCTGAGATGGGTTTGACTAAACTCATCAATATGAAGAACTCAATCAAGAGAGCTAAGAAGGTTCGAATGATTGCTGAGGGAAATGAATTAGCCAATGCTAACATTGACCTCTTTAAGAAACTATAAGTGTGTCTATTAATTTATAGTGTTTGATGTTTGATTGAAGAAGGGAGCCTCTCGGTTCCCTTTTTTTATATCCATATTATGCTGACTATTATTTAATTATGTTGACCTTATGTTAACTTTATGTTGACTTTAAATTAGTTAATCTATTGATAATCAGTTAGTTAGATTAAAATATGTTGAAATGTTAAGTTTAGAGCCTCGTATATAAGAGTTATAGTATTAATAAGGAGGTAGTAGTAGTAGTATAGGGAACACAAAAGTCGACATTAAATGTCAAGTGTGAGTGTTGCTATAAATAAATACACTCTGAATGTGTAATAGTTATGTTCTTTATCGGGACGCATTACTTCCCATCCAAGTGCTAATCTATCGTGTGGGAAATGAAACTGTATTGTGAGTTGCCAATCGTTCATATTAAAAAAAATTTTTTACCTTTGCTAAAGTAATTAAATCAAATATAATATGCAAAATGGATTCACGCCAAAAGAACTTCACTTTTCTGATGAAGGTCGTAACAAACTAATTAGTGGTATAAACAAAATCGCCAATGCGGTCAAGTCAACTCTTGGACCACGAGGAAACACGGTACTCATTGAGTCACCTGAACATCTACACGGAATCACCGTGACTAAGGATGGTGTAACAGTAGCTAAATCAATTTCACTTATGGACCCTGTAGAGAACCTTGCGGTTCGTATGATGAAGGAGGCAGCAGACCGTACTGCATCATCAGCAGGTGACGGAACAACAACGGCTATTGTTTTAGCGGAGGCATTGGTCAATGCCGGTACAGAGATTATGGATGACAGTGTCAACCGAACAGAAGTCCTACGACATTTAGTTAGTGAGACGAAAGAGATAGCAAAGCAGTTAAAAGTTAAAGGCAAGAAGTTAGACGAAAAGAGAATGCGTGACGTTGCCATTATCTCAGCGAACAATGACGCACAGATTGGCGGCATCATAGCGGAGGTCTACGAAAGTGTAGGTAAAGATGGTGTAGTGACAGTTGAGAAAAGCAAGACCTCATCCACATACTATGAGACCACCAAAGGTATTAAGATTAAAAGAGGATACGCATCCACATTATTCATAAACGACCAAAAACGTGACGAATGTGTCTTTGAAGACACTTATGTACTTGTATGTGATACCGAGATAAATAACATACTACAGATTGAGAATATTCTAAAACCAATCATACAAGAGGGTAAGAAGCTATTAATTATAGCACCAACCTCAACCAATGTAACAAATACATTAGCAGCTAACGTAATTAAGAATGGACTGAAGATATGTACTATCAATCCACCCGACTTCGGATATCGTCAGCACGAGCTGATGCAGGATATTGCAATAAGCGTGGGTGCCACATACTTCAGTGAGAAGACAGGCGATGATTTGAGTTTGATTTCATTCAACGATTTGGGTCACTGTGCTAAGGTGATAGTTAGTCGTGACTCAACGGTCATCGTTAAAGATGAGCAAGAATCAAGTCAAGAGGTATTGGAGCGAGTATCTCAATTACAGGATGCTCATAAAAATGCAAAACGTAAAGAGGACAAAGAGTTCATCAATCAAAGGATAGCTTCATTGTCAGGTGGAATTGGTGTTGTGTATGTAGGTGGAAATACGGACCTCGAGCAGAAAGAGTTGTATGACCGAGTTGATGATGCGGTATGTGCGGTACGCTCTGCACTTGAGGAAGGAATACTACCCGGTGGAGGATTGACTCTGTTCAATATGCACAAGACATATGAAATGAAACAGAATGCTGAAAAAAATTCTGCGAAAAAAATTGCTTACGCAATTTTGGCTAACGCACTTAAAGCACCATTATATCAGATATTGGATAATGCAGGTTTAGATGCTGAAGAAATTTACAGTGACTGCAAAGGTTCTATGTGGGGATATGATGTAAAGAAAGACAAGTACGGTTACTTAATGACGCTTGGAGTTATTGACCCTGTGAAAGTAACAAGACAAGCTCTACAGAATGCAGTATCAGTTGCAGTAACTATTTTATCAACCAACGCTATTGTCACTATGGCACGTAGTTATGAAACAAAAGAATGAAAGCAATAGGAACAAACTTAATTATTCATAAGATTGATGAGGAAATAACAACAGACAGTGGATTGTTATTATCTAATGAAGACGCAAAAGATATGCGATACCACAAAGGCAAAGTAGTTTTGCCGGGTTCTGATGTTACAGTCATTAAAGAAGGTGATGTGATATATTACGATTCAAGACAGGCGTATACTCTTGTGATAGATGGAGAGTCGTGTACGATTATTCAGCAGAGAGATGTCGTTGTTGTCTTATAAACTCATTCATATTCATAATAGCTTTTCTGTATTGTTTGTCTGAGTAAGACACGTTCTTAAGAAACATAGGATTCTGTGATGGCGAGGTAGGTAACTCTTCGCCATTTAGTTTTTTATAGATAGAGGTTATAACTCTTTTTGATTTGTATGACAACATATACAACCCCTTCACCTTACCTTTTCTTTTTCTGAACACTTCAATCCATCCATCACGAAGTAGTTTATTAAATCTTTGTTCATCCCAAGACAGGATGCTATCAAACTCACTGAATTTATCTTTATCAAAATATCCTTCAGAGTTCAGGAATAATATTATATCAAGGTCGGATTGAGTTAGTCCGTATTTAACTTTGATGTACTGACGTATAACTCTCCAATATTTAAGGTAATCATTGTTCAAAATAAAATTGATTTAATTTAGTAACTTTGTACAAAGTTAATTAATTATGGCAGACGAAGAAAAAGATAAGGAAAAAGATAAGAAGAAAACCCTGCAGGAAGAGTTAGATGCAATCACCTTCAAGAACAGACAAGCTAACGCTATTAAGAAGATGACTGCTGAAAATAAAAAGTTAAAGGAAGAGTTAGGTAGAAAGAAAAAACGTAGCACATCCTCTAACACAAGAATAGCAGGATTAAAAACTCTTGGTTCTAAACCATCAACACCCGCATAGATGAGTATACCTAAAGGAACAAAATTTCACGGAGTAGCTCCGGGAATAAGCACGGTTAATAAAGGTTCAGCACAGTTGAATGCAGGACGAGATGCATATACTATTGAAGATGTATGCATATCTTGCACCGAATCAATCAACTTGCTTTCACCTGTATTGTTTGTTACTGCTTCACCGGGAGCTTCTAAAACTCTTACTGAGATGGTTAATGTAGTTGATTTTGAGTGGGTAAGTGGTACTCCGGGAACATATGAACTTATATTGCCAAGTGCTACAGATATACCTTTTAGAAAAATTCGTTTTGTAAATGATGGTACAATTAGTGCAAGTAATAAAATTGCGATTACTGCACCTGCCGGTGAGACTATAGATGGAGCTGCAGTATATGAAATTACTAAACCATATAATGGATGTGCAGTTTGGTCTGATGGTACTCAGTGGATTGTAATACAAGCAAAAGCAACATAATGGCAAAAGGAAGAACAAAGAAGAAAGGAAACAAGATATGTGCAGCAGGGATTGCTTGGGCAAAGCGTACCTTTGACACATATCCTTCAGCCTATGCGAATATGGCTGCGAGTAAATATTGTAAAGACCCTAACTATGCTAAGGGTGCTAAAAAGAAATAATTATGTACGGAAAAAAAACTAAAGCTAAGTCAAAGTCTAAATCAAAGACAAAGACCACTTATAAAAAGAAAAAGAAGTAATGGGTGAGCTTAAAAAATGGCGAGATGAAAAATGGGTTCGTATAGGACTTGATGGTTCTATTAAAGGAGCTTGTGGTACAAGCAAAAATAAAAAGAATCCTGACAGATGTTTGCCGTTAGCTAAAGCTAAGTCAATGACTAAAGCTGAAAGAGCAAAGACCGCTCGAAAAAAGAAACGTGCAGGAGCCAAAGGTAAAACAGTAGTCGCTAATACTAAGGCAGGTAGAGTAACTAAAAAATATACTAAGAGATGAGTAAGATAAGCAACACAGGTTCGTATCCCATTGTCACTCCATCGAGTGATGATTTAATTGTCATAACTGACAAGTCGGATAACGATGCAACTAAAAATATTACTGTAGGAAGTATAACAGGAACAACTCCTATACCTGCAGGTGAGATAAGGTCAGAGACCGTTACAGTATCTGCAGCAGATATGCTATCATTGAATGGTGGAGGGTTGATTAATTTAGTTTCTGCAAAAAGTGCAAATGAAATAATAGAACCTTTAAGTGTAATTTACTATAAAGACTTTCAGGGAACTCCATATGATTTTAATCAAAACTTAAGTATTTCCATTTCTACCAAGCAAGGCTATGGTGAGTTGGTAAGTGGGTTTTTGAATGACATTAAACCTGATGTATATATTGGAGTAGTTCAAAATGGACGTTTTCCGGGTGGGATATTTATTAACACCGTAGTGCCTAAAGGTGGTAATATTCAGATTGACGCTGACAATAGTGTTACTGTAACGCAAGGTAATTCACCACTAACATTCTATATTATGTATAGAGCTATAACTGTATAACAATGGCAGACAAAAGTAAAATGAAATGCAACAAAGTAGTTGCATCGGATAGAGCAGGAAAGAAGAGAATGGTTAAAGCCTGTGAGAATGGGAAGGAAAAACTAATTCACTTTGGTGCTAAAGGTTATGGACATAACTATAGTGCAGCCGCACGTAAATCATTTAGAGCAAGACACAAATGTGGAACTGCTAAATCAAAACTAACTGCACGATATTGGGCGTGTAAGAATTTATGGGCAGGTAAAGGAGGCTCAACCAAGAGTTCACCTAAAAATAGGAAAGGAAAATATTAGTATCTTTGTAAAAAATAAAGTAGAAGAGATATGGCTATAATACCTAATGGGACAAAATTTCACGGCTTAGATGCCTCAGTAGATACTCTTGATAGAGGTTCTGCACAATTAAATGCGGGAAGACAAGCATATACAATGCAAGATATTGCAGACACGGTTAATGCAGGTTCATCAAGTAGTAAAGTAATAAATGGTTATTTGTATCAACAGGGAACTGATGCTCCCGTTGTTACTATATTTGAAAATACTATAGGAGAAACAATAACCTCAAGTAGAACTGCGGCGGGTACATATCAACTTATTTTTTCAAACTCTATTACTGTACCAAACGGTTTTACGTTTAACTGCAGAAGGACTTATGGAGGTTCTACTAAAAAATATATTGATGGACTTGTATCTTGGACAGGGCAAGGACAACCTATAACAAGATTAATTTTTACAGTATGGGATGGGTCAGGAACACCTGTTGATTACGATGAATCATCATATCTTGCATTTATTTATTTTGAATTAAAAGTTTTTTAAATACTAAAAAATAATGAAATCAAAAGGAGATATAAAAATTAAAAAAAGCAACGCAGGTAAATTTACTGCTTGGGCAAAAAAGAATATGCCGGGTAAATCCGTTTGTTCTGCAGCAAGTACCGTAATGAAGAATACCAATAAATATAAACCCAATGTAGTTAAGATGGCAAATTTTGCCAAGAACTTTGGCTGCAGTAAATAAATAAAAATGAAACAAGGATATAACTCAAGACTCGATGAGTCGTTAGGAAACAAGCACAAAGGTGCTCACTCTCAATCTATGAAAGATAGAAGAGACGAGAGCAAAGCAATGTCTAAAAAGATTTACAAACATTCTTATGGTGGAGACCATTCAATGAAGTATGAGCACGGTGAAAAGTGCTATCCATCTTCTGTAAAAGGTCACATCGGAAAGCTAATAAAAAAGTAAATGGGAAAGTTATTAGTAAAAGCAGGACTTTGGGTTCAAGGTGTTTGGTGCAAGTTCCAATGTAAATGGAATTGGCTGCTATCTAAACTTATGTTTAATGTAGCTTCGTGTCCTAACAAGCTATGTAAATGTAAAAAATAATTTATTTATCTTTGTATAATGAAATACAATACTAAATCAAAAGGGTTAGGAGATACTGTAGCGAAGGTAACACGAGTTACAGGAATCAAGAGCGTTGTTGATAAAGTATCAAAAGCCACAGGGAGAGACTGTGGGTGTGGAAAAAGAAGGGACACCTTAAATAGAATGTTCCCTTATCAATAGAACATAACAATTTTTAAAAATAAAAAAATGGCAGCAATACCAACAGGAACAAAGTTTCACGGAGTAGCATCTTTTGTTGATACAGAAAACAAAGGCTCTGCTCAACTAAATGCACAAAGGGATGCATATGAATTTCCCGCAGATTTTAAAGAGCTTGTACAGATTTCGTACAACGGAAAGATTATTAACTTAGGTGCAGGTAGTACTGCTCCTTTTAATGGAGATACTGTAGAGTGGGGAGGAATCCAATCACCTACTTCTCAGACTTCAGCTATTATTTTCCCTTACGCAGTAAAAATTGAGTCTATCTATTTCAAGATGGCTGAGATTATTACGGGTGCGTCAGGAGACTTTAATTATGTATTTAATCTTTACAGTTCAGGAGATTTAAAAGCAGACCCTAACCAAGCAGGAACTTGGACTGAAATAGGTTCGTTAACTACTGAGCTAACCAATTCAGACGACAACACCGCACCGGGATTTGTTGAGGACGTAAGTGCTCAAAATATAGTACTCCCTGCAAATACTATGTTTGCTATGGCAGGAATTGAAGTAGCAGGAAGTATTGCTTCTTCTACATCTGAAGCAGTAGTAGGAATTGTTGTAACAAAAGCATAATACAAGAGATATGGCATATCAAAAATTACAAACCGGTAGAGGGATTACTGTAATCCCTGATGACAATGTTATAGTGCCATCTCCATCTGATTTAGTTAACTCAGGAACTAACGATTCTACACTTGCTAATCACTTGGTTGATTCAACGGCAAGTTTTATTGGAAAAGTAAAACCCGGAGCAACTGTTTACAATAATACTACTAATGCAGTTGCAACAGTTGAGGCGGTAGCTGCCACATCGTTAAGATTGTCTGCAAATATTTTTACTGTAAATGGAAATCAATACTCTGTATACAATACAGATAACAGTGAGGGACCTGTACTATATGTAGGAACAGGAGGAGCTCTTTCTGTTGAGACTGTAGGTGGTGATGACTTAGTGTTCACAAATGTCGCAAACGGTACCTTTATTCCTGTAATGATAAGTAAAGTAAAAGCTACAGGAACCGGTGCTTCAGATATTATAGCACTATGGTAGTATGGCATCTATAGCAATAGGAATAGGAATAGGATTAGAGGCGGGTAATCAATCTTCAACCCCACCGCCTCCACCAACCCCTTTGACGGACGCAACTTTTAACCAAGCAATTACAGATATATTAGCACAAGACCCCAATGGGGACTACGACCTTGTGCCTTATGGTAAGATTCAAAATTGGGATGTTAGTCAGGTAACTGATATGTCTGAAGCCTTTAGGGGGAAAAATTCTTTTAATGGGAATATTTCAAATTGGGATACGAGCAGTGTTACCAATATGGATAAAATGTTTTTATTGGACTCAAGTGGAGGAGCATTTAATCAACCTATAGGAAATTGGGATGTGAGCAATGTCACCAATATGAGGAGTATGTTCCAACGACAAAATTCTTTTAACCGACCTTTAAACAATTGGGATGTGAGTAGTGTTACTACTATGCAGTCTATGTTCTCTTCTGCTACTTCATTTAATCAAAACATTGATTCTTGGGACGTAAGTAGTGTTACTGACTTTGGTTTTATGTTCATTTCTGCTAATGCCTTTAACTCTCCATTAAATTCTTGGAATACGAGCAGTGGTGTAGGGTTTGCCTTTTATGGAATGTTTGAGGCAGCACATAACTTTAATCAACCTATAGGAAATTGGGATGTATCCGGTGCAACAGATTTGGGTAGTATGTTCAGAGGTGCTTTTTCATTCAATCAGAATATTAGTAATTGGGATGTGAGTAACGTTACAAGTATGAGTAATATGTTTCGTTCAGCAAGTGATTTTAATCAATGGCTTAATTCTTGGAATGTTAGTAATGTAACTAATATGTTTTTTATGTTTGAAAGAGCAATATCATTTAACCAACCTTTAAGCTCTTGGAATGTTAGTAATGTGACTAATATGTCAGCTATGTTTCAATGTTCAGGTCCTTCTACGGGTGTTTATAATCAAAATTTAAGTAGTTGGAATGTTGCCAATGTTGTACAATGCGGTGGGTTTTCTAATTTACAACCTAATTGGACACAACCTAAGCCTAACTTTACCAACTGTACTCCTTAGATTTTTCAATAAATAAATTATTTTATTTTCTTTAAATTTGTACAATGGAATTTATACAAACAAATTCTTATTTATTAGATATAGAAGTTAAATATGAAATAGTAGAATTTAAAGATGAGCGAGATTACGAAAGACACTCAGTTAAAACTAACAATTAAAGATGCCGCAGGATTGGGGTTTGTTTTAGTAAGTATATTGAGTGTTTATTTTACTTTAAAGGCAGACATAGCATTAGCTATGGAGAAACCTGAGCCTGTTATATCAGAGCAAGAATATCAATACAAAGACGAGATAGTAAGAAAAACTATTATGCTAACTCAGCAAGATGTTGATGCAATGAAAGAAGATGTTCAAGAAATAAAAGAAACATTAAAACTGCTCGAATCTCGTTTGTATGAAAATAAGTAATTATGAAGTCTCTAATCTCAATTCTTTTTTTAATTATAGCAGCGATGTTAATATCGCCTATGCCTGTTAAAAAAGAAGAGGTAGTTCATAGTGTTACAGTTCTTCAGATAAATAGTAATTGGAATAGAAAAAATTCTTTACCACTTCATAAACTTACAAACTGCAATGTAGAGGAAGCTCTCTATGAAGAGCAGCCAAATCATATAAAGAAAACATTTAATAAGATTCCTGTGATTGCTATTAAAAAAGATGGTAAGCCATATAGAGTATGGGAAGGTAATATAATGTTTGAACCAACTATAAGCGTAGAGAAACTACAAATATATATTGACTCCTTACAGTAATGGCTAAAATACATATACCTGTATTCCAAAAAAAGAATCGAAAAAAAAGACCCGGTGTTCATTCAAAGAATGCATCACGCAGTCAAACTAAATATAAAAAAAAATATAGAGGTCAAGGCAAATGAATCCAAGTGATGTTAAAAATATTATAGTACACTGTTCAGCTACAAGAGAAGGAGATGACAGTATTGATGTAAACGTTATAGATAAATGGCATAAGGCACGAGGATGGAGAGGGTGCGGATACCATTTCATAGTTCTTATGGATGGAACCATTCAGACCGGTAGAAGTATAAATGTATGCGGTGCTCACACCAAAGGATTGAATTGCAAATCGTGGGGTGTATGTTACATCGGTGGAGTAGAGAAAGATGGTAAAACTCCTAAAGACACAAGAACAGATAAACAAAAAGAATCATTAGAATATTTGTTGTATTTTTTAAAACTATTAGCACCTGATGCTACAATAAATGGACATAGGGATTTTGCTCCAAAGGCTTGTCCAAGTTTTGATGCAACAGAAGAATACAAGAACTTATGAAAGAAATACTAAAGAAAATATTTGGCTTAGATAAAGTAGGAGAAAAAGTAGGAGGACTTATTGATAGGTTCGTTCACACAAAAGATGAGAAAGCTCAATTTGAAAAAGAGCTTACACAGATATTTATTGATGCTGAAAAAGATATGCAACAAAACGTAACGGAGCGATGGAAGTCAGATATGACTTCTGATTCGTGGCTATCTAAAAATGTAAGACCTTTGGTTTTGTTATTTTTAGTTGTATCTACTGTGCTAATGGTATTTATAGATGCAGGTTTTATTTCTTTTGATGTAAAAGAAAATTGGGTTGATTTACTTCAGATTGTTTTAATAACAGTTATCTCAGCATATTTTGGTGGGAGGTCTTTTGAAAAGATTAAAAAGTAAATCATTACCTTTGTATAAATATTAAAATTAAATCAAATGGCAAAATTAACTAAAGAAGAGTTAGAATCAATCAATGACCTGAATAAAGAGTTCACGAAAATGAAAATTCAACTCGGAGAACTTGAGATTCAAAAGTCAGGATTAATGCAGGGCGTTAATGTACTTAGAGCAAAGTTCTCACAGGAGGAACAGAAACTAATTAAAAAATATGGAGAAGACTCTGTAATAAATTTACAGACAGGAGATGTCTCCAAAAACAGTAAGAAATAATTATGGGTAAGATAGCTAACTATAATATTGTAAATCCAAAAGGAGATGATAAAATAATAATCTCTGAAACAAGTGGGTCTGTTAAAGATGCCACTAAAAACATTACGGTTGATGGTATAGCTAATTACACCAATTCAAAACTTCCTGAAAACAATACTATCCCTGTACCTGAATTGTACATTGTAAAGAAAAGAGGTACAACAGATGACTTGTGGGGTATTAATAGTAAGTTGTGTATTAAAGGATTTCAAGGAGATAATATTAAATGGCTTCAAGAAAATCCAACCGCAAGACTTTTTATGTATACAAAAAACCAAGCTAAAGTTAAGAGAACTGTAGGAGCTGCAGGTCAATACGGCAAAAGTGGTGGATGGACTCATCCTCCACACTTAAACGGAGCCTATACACAAGCAAGATTTGGAAATACAAATTGGGGTAATGGAGATGCGTTTATGTATAATGCCGCAGGTTATAGTGTTAAATTTCATCCTATTGTAACAGAGTGGAATGTTATTGGTGATTTAAAGGTTGCAAACACAGGTGCAGTAGCAGATTTTTTTGACCCCAACCTTTATGAGACAACACATATAGAAGTTCCTTTCAATCAGCTTCAGTTTTTGTTTAATTATGAAACTCCTAATGGTACACCACAAACTACAGAGTATACCAACTTTAATTATCCTACAGGATTAGTTGATGACATTCCTAACAACTTATTGTTTAGAGCAAGAAACACTGTAGATAATCAACAAACGTCTGCGGGATGGAATACCTTAACTCCTTTTGATGCTCAAGGACCTCCTGCTCAAATGCTTAAAATATATTTTAGATTAGTCGTAGGTATTGAGAATCCTAACTTTACATTGACTAACCATACAGTTCCATATATATTTGGAGAACCTTCAAATCCTGTAACTTTATCGTATCAAAGAGGGTTTGGAGTTAATTACCCATTAGAAAAAGCTATTATGACTGTAGGAACTTCAGGTATAATATCAAGAAGAAAAAATTAAAAAAATAGGGCAGGGTGTGTCCATTAACGTTAGTCGTGAGTGGTGTATCCGAATATCTTCGTGATTAGCGGTGTATCCCGAGCCCTCTCGTATTAAAAGAATACTCCTTTATAGGGGTATTTTTTTTTACTATCTTTGTTATAAATTAAATAAACTAAAAATGGACATAAGGAAAATCTCAATAGGTCCTGACTACAAAGGAGGAGCTATGCACTATCTTGTTGGACAAGAAGTGTTAAATTCAAACTACACTATTCATTTAATAAAGCACTATAGAGAATCTAACTCAATAAAAATTTGGATTGAAAAGAATGACGAGGTTGTCTTGTGGAAAGAGTTTACATCCACTATGCCTATATCCATTGAGTACAATATAAATTTTTAATGAAGTCTATTTATCAATTCATTGTAGAACCTAAAAATAATAGGAGATACGATAACATAAAAAACATAGGAGGTATTGATTTTATAACAAGCACCTCTGAAGAAGATGCATCTACCTCAAATAGAGAAGCAATAGTTCTTGAGACACCTCTTAATTATTGTGGTCCTATTGAGAAAGGAGATACATTATTAGTTCATCATAACGTCTTTAAATTTTACAATGATATGAAAGGACGTAGAAGAAGCGGTAAGAGTTTTCTAAAAGAAAACATTTTCTTTTTAGACCCGGACCAATTTTTTGCTTACAAGAAAGATGATAAGTGGTATGGATACGATAGGTATTGTTTTGTTAAACCCATCCCTGTTAAAGATAGTTATATATTTAAGCCATTCACAAAAGAACCTTTAATGGGTGAAGTTGTAATCGTGAATGATTATCTAAAAAGCAAGGGTGTTGAGATAGGAGATACAGTTTGTTACAAACCTTTTCAAGAATATAAATTTAATGTTGATGGTGAAACTCTTTATAGAATGTATGACCATTCAATTACATTAGTATTATGAATAGTAAAGAAATCAAATTAAAAATTATAGAAGCAGGTCATCAGGCAGTAGAACAATTAATAAAAGTTGCTAAAGAAAAAATTATTAAACCTGACCCTGAAGATGATTTAGCTGCAGACAGATTAAAGAATGCAGCAGCTACAAAGAAGTTAGCAATCTTTGATGCGTTTGAAATATTAAAACGTGTTGAGGAAGAGCGTGAGGCTCTTGCTGAAATAACACCTAATACAAAAATAGATACTAAACAAGGATTTGCAGAAAGAAGGTCTAAATAGCGAACTATATAGAGTACTAAATAATTACGTACCTAAAAACGTACTTAGTAATAAGAATCGTAACAAGTCTTGGATTTATGGTTACGATGAAAAGTATGATGTAGTTGTTATATCTAAGACAGGACAAATCGGTGATGTCATTGAGATATCAGGTTTAAAGATTGCACTACCTAAAACACCCAAAGAGTGTCTTCAAAGACACTCAGATAAAAGCAAACAGTATTGGGAGAGACGAGAGTTACCCAAACAATTATCAAAGATTCAATCTATATTTCAATGGAATGATATGCCTTCTGAATTTAAAAGCAGATGGGTTGATTACATTGAGCAAGAGTTTGACTATAGAGAAGATGGGTGTTGGTTTATGAACAACGGTATTCCCACTTACATAACAGGTGCTCACTATATGTATCTACAGTGGACTAATATTGATGTTGGTTATCCTGACTATAGAGAAGCTAATAGATTATTGTATATTTTTTGGGAGGCTTGTAAAGCTGACAAAAGAAGTTTTGGAATGATATATCTAAAGATTAGACGTTCAGGATTTTCTTTTATGTCGTCATCAGAATGTGTGAATACAGGTACACTCGCAAAAGATTCAAGAGTTGGAATACTTTCAAAGACGGGTTCGGATGCAAAGAAAATGTTTACTGATAAAGTAGTACCAATAAATAGTAGGCTACCGTTCTTTTTTAAACCGATTATGGATGGTATGGATAAACCAAAAACAGAATTAGCTTATCGTGTACCCGCATCTAAGATTACTAAAAAGAATATGTATGACTCTGATGATGAAGAGATACAAGGATTAGATACTACTATTGATTGGAAGAATACTGATGACAACAGTTATGATGGTGAAAAGTTATTATTATTAGTTCACGATGAAAGTGGAAAATGGCTAAAGCCAAATAACATATTAAACAATTGGCGTGTAACTAAAACTTGTTTACGTTTAGGTAGCAAGATTATAGGTAAGTGTATGATGGGTTCAACATCCAATGCATTAGCAAAGGGTGGGGATAATTTCAAGCAATTGTATTATGACTCAGATGTTACTAAACGTAACTCAAACGGTCAAACTAAAAGTGGTTTATATTCACTATTTATTCCTATGGAATGGAATATGGAAGGATTCATAGATAGATATGGTAATCCTGTTTTAGACACACCTCCTGTAAAAGTTTTAGGTATAGACAATGAAACTATATCTATGGGTGCTATTGAGTATTGGGAGAATGAAGTTGAATCATTAAAGAATGATGCTGATGCTTTGAATGAATATTACAGACAGTTTCCAAGAACAGAGTCTCACGCATTTAGAGATGAAAGCAAACAATCATTATTTAATCTGACAAAGATATATCAGCAGATAGATTATAATGACGGAATGATTACGGACCAATATGTTACACGTGGCTCTTTTAGTTGGAAGGATGGAATAAAAGATTCAAAAGTTTTATTTTCCCCTGACAAAAGAGGAAGGTTTTTAATTACGTGGGTACCCAACATTAATTTACAGAATAATATAAAAACAAAGAACGGGATTAGATATCCCGGAAATGAACATATAGGAGCTTTCGGTTGTGACTCATATGACATATCAGGAACAGTAGGAGGCAAAGGCTCTAATGGTGCATTACACGGACTAACTAAATTTAGTATGGAAGAAGCACCAAGTAATGAGTTTTTTTTAGAGTATATCGCAAGACCACAAACTGCAGAAATATTTTTTGAAGATGTTTTGATGGCGTGTGTGTTTTATGGTATGCCAATATTAATTGAAAATAACAAGCCAAGATTATTATACCATTTTAAAAACAGAGGGTATAGAGGTTATTGTATGAATAGACCCGACAAAGTGTTTACTAAACTTTCAAAAACAGAAAGAGAGTTAGGGGGTATACCCAACTCGAGTGAGGATGTTAAACAAGCTCACGCTGCTGCTATTGAATCATTTATAGAGAAACACGTTGGTTTAAAAACTGAAGAAGGAGATATGAATACAATGCCTTTTAACAGGACTCTTGAGGATTGGGCAAGGTTTGATATAAGTAATAGAACTAAGTATGATGCGTCAATTAGTTCAGGATTAGCTATTATGGCTTGTCAAAAACACTTGTATCAACCTGAAAGAAAAGAATCAAGAATATTGATTAACTTTGCAAGGTATAGCAATAAAGGCAACTTAAGTCAGATAATTAGATGAAAGATGTAAAAATAAATATTACATCTGCAGGGTTCCCAAGCCAATTCGTTTCGGATGCAGAAAAGGCTACCGATGAGTTTGGTCTACAAATAGGTCAAGCAATACAATATGAATGGTTTAAAAAAGATGGGAATGGTTGCAGATACTACGACCAATGGAGAGAGTTTCATAGGTTAAGATTATACGCAAGGGGTGAACAATCCATTGGTAAATATAAAAATGAATTAGCAATTGATGGAGATTTAAGTTACTTAAATTTAGATTGGACTCCTGTCCCTGTTATACCAAAGTTCGTTGACATTGTTGTTAACGGAATGGCAGATAGGTTATTTAAAGTGAAGGCATATGCACAAGATGCTATGTCACAAGCCAAACGTTCTAAGTATCAAGATATGATAGAGGGACAGATGGCTGCTAAACCTATGTTAGAAATAATTCAAAAGAAAGGTGGGGTTGACCCATTTGTTATGCCTTCTGATGAACTTCCTCAAACTGATGAGGAATTATCTTTATATATGCAGTTAAACTACAAACCTGCTATTGAGATTGCTGAAGAAGAAGCTATTAATACTATACTCGAAGAGAATCATTATTTAGATTTACGTAAACAATTTGATTACGACTTAACTGTTTTAGGAATAGGTGTTGCAAAGCACGAGTTTCTACCCGGAGCAGGTGTACAAGTTTCTTATGTTGACCCTGCTAATATTGTCTATAGTTATACAGAAGACCCTCACTTTAAAGATTGTTTTTATTGGGGAGAAATTAAAACAGTTCCTATTATTGATTGTAAAAAGATTGACCCTTCATTAACCAATGAAGATTTAGAAGAGATATCTAAGTACAGTCAATCGTGGTACGATTATTATAATGTTGCTCAGTTCTATGAGAATGATATTTTTTATAGAGACACAGTTACATTAATGTACTTTAATTACAAGACCACTAAGAAGATGGTCTATAAGAAAAAAGTAATGGCAACAGGTGGTAGTAAAGTCATTGAGAAAGATGACCAATTTGACCCACCGGTTGAAGTAATGGAAGAAGGAAAGTTTGAGAAGTTTGAAAAGACTATTGATGTTTGGTATGATGGTGTAATGGTTATGGGAACTAATATTCTTTTAAAGTGGGAACTTGCAAAGAATATGGTGAGACCAAAATCTACAAGCCAACACGCATTACCTAACTATGTAGCAGTAGCACCAAGAATGTACAAAGGAGTAATTGAATCTTTAGTTAGAAGAATGATTCCTTTTGCTGATTTGATTCAGATGACTCACTTAAAATTACAACAAGTTATTTCACGTGTAGTTCCTGATGGTGTATACATTGATGCCGATGGACTAAATGAAGTTGATTTAGGTACAGGTAATGCTTACAATCCTGAAGATGCATTAAGACTTTATTTCCAAACAGGTTCTGTTATTGGTAGGTCTTACACTCAAGATGGAGATTTTAATAATGCAAGAGTACCGATTACTCAATTGACATCTAACTCAGGAGCATCTAAATCACAGATGCTTATCAGTAATTACAACTATTATCTAAATATGATTAGAACTGTAACAGGTCTTAATGAAGCAAGAGACGGTAGTATGCCTGACCCTGATTCATTAGTTGGTTTACAGAAACTTGCTGCATTAAATTCTAACGTAGCAACTCGTCATATATTGGATGGAAGTCTTTATATATTTAGAAGTTTATCTGAAGCATTAACTTATAGAGTTGCAGATATTCTTGAATATGCAGATTTCAAAGATGACTTTGCTAATAAGATAGGTAAGTACAATGTAAGTATTCTGAATGAGATTTCAGATTTATACATTTATGACTTTGGTATATTCTTAGAGGTTGCACCTGATGAAGAAGAGAAAGCTAAACTTGAACAAAACATTCAGATGGCTTTATCTAAACAGGATATTAATCTTGAAGATGCTATTGATATTAGAGAGATAAAAAATATTAAACTTGCAAACCAACTTCTTAAACTGAAAAGAAAACAGAAGCAGGATAGAGAAGAGAAAATGGCTATGCAGAAACAAGCTATGACTGCACAACAAAACTTGAAGTCTCAAGAGATGGCAGCTCAGTTAGCTTTACAAAAACAACAAGCTGAACTTCAAGGCAAAATGCAATTGAAACAAGCTGAGATTGCTTTTGAAATAGAAAAGATGAAAAATGAAGCAGAGCTTAAGAGTCAATTAATGGCTGAAGAGTTTAATTATAATCAGCAACTTAGAAATATTTCTGAGACTGCACTTCAGCAAAGAGAGACTCAAAGAGAAGGTGCTAAAGCTGCTCGTATCGACCAACAGAATACGCAGCAATCTAAATTAATAAATCAACGTAAGAATAATTTGCCACCGCAAATATTCGAATCAAATGAAGATAGTTTAGATGGTTTTGATTTAGCCGAGTTTTCCCCAAGATAACCGAATAAATTGAACAAAATTTTATTATTAACTTTGTAAAAATTAAATCAAATGGAAATTAAAGTAAAAGCAGTTGAGGCGGTTGAAGAAAAATCAACTCAACAAATTGAACAGGAATTGCTTGATAAGCACGAGCAAGAAGTAGAGGGAACTGAAACTGTAAAAGTTGAAAGTGAACCGAGTGTAGAAGTTGAGCAACAACCTCAAGAAGAAATTAAATCCTCTGAGTTAAAAGAGGAAGACGTTCTTTCATTTATTAAAAACAGATACGAAAAAGATTTTACATCTGTAGACCAAATCTTTGATACTAAAGAAAGTAATGAAGAGTTGCCTGAAGATGTAAAGGCTTATTTTGAATATAAAAAATCTACCGGAAGGGGGATGTCCGATTATATGAAATTAAACACGGACTTCTCTTCGATGGCAGAAGACCAACTATTGTCTGAATATCTTATTGCTACAGGCGAGGCTATGGATTCGGATGACGTGGATGTCCTGATGGATGACTACAGATACGATGAAGAACTTGACGAGGAAAAAGATATTAAGAAAATTAAGTTGGCAAAGAAAAAAGTTATTGCTAAAGCTAAAAAGTTTTTTAACGAGCAAAAGGAAATGTACAAACAACCCCTTGAGTCAAGCACGGTTGGAATTTCTGAAGAGCAACAGAAAGAAATTGACGAGTATAAGCAATACTTGGCTACGGCTAAAAGTAACCAAGAGGAAGTAAAAAGGAAAAGAGATTGGTTTGTTGAAAAAACCAACGAGGTATTTTCAGATTTCAAAGGTTTTGATTTCAAGGTTGGAGATGCTACTTTGACTTTTAATCCGGGTGATTCAAGCAAAATGAAAGAGACTCAGTTAGATTCATCATCTTTTGTAAAAAAGTTTGTTGATAAAGAAACAGGGTTAATTAATGATGCTGCGGGATATCACAGGGCGTTAGCCATCGCAATGAATCCTGAAAGATTTGCTACGTTCTTTTATGAGCAAGGCAAATCAGATGCTACAGAGAATGTTACACGTAAAATGAAAAATGTCCAAATGACAGAACGTAAGACACCTCAAGTGGCAAGAAGTAAGGATGGGTTGCAATTCAGGTCTGTGTCTACGCCAAGTAGCAGAGGCTTAAAGATTAAAAGTAATAAAAAGTAAACAATTTAAAAAATTAAAAAAATGGCAGGTAATTTTACAGGTCCCGGTTTTGACCTTCAGCCATCCGCACAACAGGTGCCGTTGGCAACAAACTACATCCAAAACTTTGATTTCTTGAATCAGTATCTTCCTGATACTTATGAAAAAGAATTTGAGCGTTATGGAAACAGAACAATTAGTTCATTCTTAAGATTAGTAGGAGCGGAGCTTCCTTCAAACTCTGACTTAGTTAAATGGGCAGAGCAAGGTAGACTACACGTGAAGTACACACAAGTTGGTAGTGCTGCACTTGTAAACGCTGATGAGGCTACTTTCCAAATTAATGACCCGGCTGCTCCGGCAGGAACGGCTACTACAGGACAAGTTCCTTTCTCTGCTCAAGGTGGTATCGCTTTGAGAGAAGGACAGACTGTTGTTGTAATTCAAAATGACGGTTCAGGAGAGAACAAAGGTATCGTTACTGACGTTGACCTTACTGTTTCTCCTATTCAAGCTACTGTTGCTTTCTATGAAGCAGGTGGTCTTGTAACTGCAGGTACAGGTCTTGGAAACGCTGACGTTACTATCTTTATCTACGGTTCTGAATTTAAGAAAGGAACTGTTGGAATGGAAGGTTCTCTTGAGTCTGATGACTACATCTTTGAGAACTCACCAATTATTATCAAAGACAAATATGCAGTATCAGGTTCTGATATGGCTCAAATCGGTTGGGTAGAAGTAACTACTGAAAACGGAGCATCAGGATACTTATGGTATATGAAGTCTGAGCACGAAACTCGTTTGAGATTCGATGATTATCTTGAAACCGCTATGGTTGAGGCAGTTCCTGCAGAAGCAGGTTCAGGTGCTGCAACAGGTGCTATTAACCCTAACTATGGTAACAAAGGTTCTGAAGGTATTTTCTATACTGTAGGAGAAAGAGGTAATTTATGGACAGGTGGTATTCCAAATGTTCTTGCTGATTTTGATACTATTATTGGACGTTTAGATTCTCAAGGAGCTATCGAGGAGAACGTACTTTTCCTTGACAGACAATTTGGATTTGCTATTGATGATATGTTAGCAGCTCAGAACTCTTATGGTGCAGGTGGTTCTTCTTACGGACTATTTGACAATGATGAGGAAATGGCTCTTAACTTAGGATTCTCAGGATTCCGTAGAGGATATGACTTCTACAAAACTGATTGGAAATACTTGAACGACCCAACTATGCGTGGAGGAAACGCAACAGGAGCGTCTTCAGGTCACATCAACGGTTTATTGGTTCCTGCAGGTTCTACATCTGTATATGACCAAGTACTTGGTAAGAACGCTAAAAGACCATACTTACACGTACGTTACCGTGCTTCAGAAACTGAAGACAGACGTTACAAAACGTGGATTACAGGTTCTGCAGGTGGTGCAGCTACAAGTAGCTTAGATGCTATGGAGGTTCACTTCTTATCAGAAAGATGTGTATGTACTATGGGTGCAAACAACTTCGTATTATTCGAAGACTAATAATCAATAAAGGGAGGGAGTGTCTTCAAAGACACTCCTATCCTTTTTTATAAATTTAAAATTTAATTAAAATGAAATTAGAATTGAAAGACCGAGTTTATAAACTCACAAGAAACAGAGCACCTTTGTCGTGCATTATCCCCTCAAGAAATACAGGTAGAAGTCCTTTACTTTATTTTGATGAAGAGAAAGGCTACAACCGAGCGTTACGATACGCAAGAAATCAAAAGAGTTGTTTTGAAGATGAACAAGATGGAACGGCAATTGTCGAACCTATTGTTTTTGAAGACGGTATGTTACGTGTACCAAAGAACAATCCTATTCTTCAAGAGTTTTTACACTATCACCCTCTCAACGGAAAGAAGTTTATAGAGGTTGATTTTGGTAAAGACGCACAAGCAGAAGTAAATCAGTTAAATGTAGAGGTTGATGCTTTAATTGAAGCTAAATCTTTATCTATTGACCAACTTGAAAATGTAGGTAGGGTTTTATTTAATGTGGATGTAACTACTATTACAACTGCAGAACTTAAAAGAGATGTATTGGTATTTGCTAAAAGAAACCCACAAGTTTTTTTAAGAGCACTATCAGACCCTTCACTAAAACTTCAGTCTACAATACAACAATTCTTTGATAATAAAATTTTAGGTTTTAGAAACAAGAAAAGAGATGTTCACTTTAACCTTGAAGGCAATAAAAAAAGAATGACTACTATACCATTTGGAGTAGACCCAATCGAATATTTATCTGATTGGTTCAAAACTGATGATGGTGTAGATGTGTTACAGTTTTTAGAAAAACAACTATAGCAGTTGTCCACTAAGCAACAGAGAGGGGTTTAACTACCCCTCTTTTTTTTTATGTATCTTTGTAATAAAGTATTTACATATGATAAATTCGGTTAGAAATACGGTATTGTCTATACTGAATAAAAATAATTACGGTTACATTTCTCCCTCTGATTTTAACTTGTTTGCTAAACAAGCACAGTTAGATATCTTTGAGGATTATTTTTATCAGTATAACTATCAATTGAATAAAGAGAATGCTCGTCAATCAGGTACGGGTTATGCTGATATTACTAAAGGTTATGAAGAAGTAATAAATATTTTTTCTGAGACAAAGTTTTTGCTGCATCAATCAAATAATAAATTCTTTACCCCAAGTCCTATTACGACAAATGATAATTATTATTTACTTAATAAAGTATTAACGTATACAAGACTGTTGGCAAGTGGGACTAATGATGTTACATTTCTTCAAACGCTAATAGATAGTACAACTAATTTTGTAGCAGCCGGAGTTCAGCCGGGAGATATAGTAGTAAATGTTACAACTAATGAAGTTGCTTTCGCAGAAACTGTAAATCCTGTTCAGATTACATTAGTGGATGCAGATGGAAACCCTGCGGACATCTTTCCAAATCTTGGAGAGGAATATGTAATATATGATGATAGTGTAGTAAATGAAGCAGAGAAAGTAACACATAGTAAAATTACTATGCTAAACAATTCATTACTTACTGCACCATCAACGATGTTCCCTGCGTATACGCAACAGGAACCTACATTGTCATTGTTTCCGCCAAGCATTAATACTATGGGAGCAGTTCAATGTCAATACATTAGATACCCACGTGACCCTAATTGGACATATGTAAACTTAATTGGTGGTGAGCCATCGTTTGACCAATCACAACCTGATTATCAAGACTTTGAGTTGTCTATATCAGATGAACCAACATTGGTGTTGAAGATATTACAATATGCGGGTATGTCAATCCGAGAAGTAGCTGCAGTGCAGTTTGGTCAAGGATTAGAAAATATGGAAGACCAACAAGAAAAATAATAAACTATGCCTTATATATCACAATATCAATATTACGAAAACGGAGGTGCAGTACCTGAAGACGCTAATTGGGGGTCTTATCAGTACGTGTCTTTGTATGACATCGTAAACAACTTTATGCTGATGTATGCGGGAAACCATAACCTTATCAATAACGAAGAAAGATTTAAGGTTTTATTCCACGCTAAAAGAGCAATACAAGAGCTTAACTACGATGCGTTTAAAGAAATAAAAATATTAGAACTTGACGTGTGTAATACACTTAGATTTGTTATGCCGTCAGACTATGTTAATTGGGTTAGAATCTCAGTATACAAAGATGGATTGTTATATCCATTAACTGAGAACATTCAAACTAATTGGAGTAGTGCTTATCTGCAGGACAATAACTGTAGAATATTATTTGATGTTGATGGTAATGCTTTAAGTCCTCAATATTCTGATATAGATTATGACAGAATTATAGGTAGTAAAAAATCTATTTACTTAAACGCTAACAATCCATTCAACGGATACGAAGGATATTGTTGTGATGGGCAGTGGTATTTTGATTATCAGATAGGTGCACGTTTTGGTTTGAATACTGAAACTGCAAATAGGAATCCCACATTCAGCATTGACAAAAAATCAGGAGTTATAAACTTTAGCTCTGATATGGCAAACCAAAAGTGTATTCTTGAATATGTTTCGGATGGTATGGAGAATGGTAACGACTCAAGCGTAACTGTAAATAAACTCTTTGAAGACTATGTTTATGCTTACATTGAGTATGCCATACTAAATTCTAAATTAGGTGTTCAAGAATATGTGATTGCAAGAGCACGTAAGCGTAAAGGTGCATTACTACGAAATGCAAAAATTAGAATTAGTAATATACATCCGGGCAGACTCTTAATGAATATGAGAGGTAAGGATAAATGGTTGAAGTAATATGGCTAACGTACAAAGAAATTTTGTTTTAGGGAGGATGAATAAAAGTCTCGATGAGAGACTTGTCCCTAATGGTGAGTATGTAGATGCATTAAATGTAAGATTAGGTTCTACTGAAGATAGTGAAGTGGGTTCTGTTGAAACCACTAAAGGAAACACTCAGTTGACTAATTTACAGTTCGGTGGTCAGCAACTATCTAACTCAGCCAAATGTATTGGTGCTTATGAAGACGGTGCTAACGAGACAGTGTATTGGTTTGTTCACGACCCGGCGTTTCCCGGTTCTTCAGCAACTACTGATAAACTTGATTTAATTGTATCATATAACACACTACTTAATATACTAACGTATCACGTAATTAGTATTGATGATGGTGGTGGTGTAAATTCAACTTTAAATTTTGATGAAGAGTATTTAATAACAGGAGTCAACTTAATAGAGGACTTGTTGTTTTTTACTGATGATTATAACGCTCCACGTTTTATAAATATAAACAGGAACTACCCAAACCCAATTGGTAATATTGACCAAATTGTAAATGAAGATATTCTCGTGGTTAAGAAACCACCTATAACATCTTTAGACATTGAACCTATAAGCACGTCCTCTCAAGAAACTTTTTTAGAGGACCGATTTGTTTGTTTTGCATACAGATACAGATATGAGGATGGAGAGTATTCAGCTACATCTCAGTTTTCAAATCCATCATTTATACCCGGAGCATTCAGATATGATTTTTCTACAGGATTAAATGAAGGGATGTTAAATGTAACAAACCAATCCACTTTAACATACAACTCAGGAGGACCTCTTGTAAAAGGTGTAGACCTTTTATGGAAGGATATGCAGACAGGAAGTATTCGAGTTATTGAGAAACTTGATAAAGAAGAGTTAGGTCTTGTAGATAATACAGATTTTACTTACACCTTTAGCAATAGTAAAATATTTACAATACTACCTGACAGTGAGATATTAAGACTATATGATAACGTACCGAGACTTGCTAAGGCTCAGACGTTAATGGGTAACAGATTGATTTATGGAAACTACTTAGAGCAGTATGACATTGTAAGTTTGTCAGGATTCCCTACAAAACTTGAGTTCACCACTCAGCTTGTTTCAGAAGAGATAGGATTAGAGGAAGTGCCTGATGCGGTTGAGGATGGAGATTATTCTATTGATGGTGCTAATACAGTTACTAATGCTATCGTTTCATTTGATTTAGATGGTTTAGATTTAGTAGCGGGTGCAATAATTGAACTGCAAATTAAATTTGAGCATTTTGGATTTACAGGTCCAAACCCTCCAACTGCTACGACTGCTGAGACTGAAATAAACTTTACTTATATTTTGCCACAAGACTTTGCGAGTCCCTATGATTTAGGGATTAGCGTAGACTTTTTAGATAAATTTGGTACTGCTGCAAACATTGAAACTGTAGCAGACGCTTGTTTAGGTTCTACTCTGACAGATTTATTTAACTGTAGTATCCCTACATCTTTGGATACCTTAAGTAAATTTGAGTCCGGTATAAATGCTCCTAACGAACCTATAGCAGTTATTGTATCCCCTGCGTCTACAGAGATTAAATTACAACTCCCTGCTATGAGATTTGTTGATGACCCA